ATGGACCGACGAAGAGCAAAACCAGACATATTTTCGATTACGAGATTTTGAAGCGTTTCTTAAAAAGAATAAATGGTTTGATTATAAATCCCACAAAATCGCACAACGGCTGCGTGACATCAACGGGGAGTCCATGGTTTTGAAAATCAAAGGAAGAGCGGTGCGAGTCTGGAAGATACCCGCTTTTAATCCTGCTGATATTGAAATTAAGACCGTGCAGTTTGCACAAGCTGAGAGTCCTTTCTAATGTTTCGCATTTTTGGTCCGCCGGGTACAGGTAAGACGACAACACTACTCAATATGGTGGATGAAGCTTTGGAAAACGGCACACGGCCCCAAGAGATTGCTTTCCTTGCTTTTACAAGAAAAGCTGCAAACGAAGCGAAAGAACGGGCGTCATCAAGATTTAATTTGTGTCCACAAAACGATCTGATTCATTTTCGTACGATCCATAGCCTCGCCCTAACTCGAAGTGATATTCAAAAAGATCAGGTCATGCAACCCGAAAATTATCAAGAGCTTTCAAAAATTACGGGGGTGACTTTGATCGGCAGTAATGATCTTGATACACACGACGATTTACCCACGATGAAAACAGGCAATACTCCGGTAATGAACGTTATCAACCTTGCGAGGCTGCGAAAAATACCTCTACGTAAACAATACAACGAAAGTAACATCGAAGAGGATTGGAATTTAGTCAATCACGTTTTTTTCACACTCAAAGAATATAAAGAAACTTATGGTCTTTTTGACTTTACGGATATGCTGGAACAGTTTGCTCAACAAGGCGCAAGGTGTTGTCCACAATTCAAACTTACTTTTTTAGATGAGGCCCAAGACCTCTCACCGCTTCAGTGGGACATCGCTCATATGCTCGATACAAAGTCTGAGCGAATGTATTGTGCCGGAGACGATGATCAAGCTATCTACAGATGGGCCGGGGCCGATGTCAATCATTTCATAAATCTCCCCGGAGGGTCAGAGATCTTATCTAAATCGTGGCGCATTCCGAGTAGCGTTCACGCCCTTGCAGAGCAAATCGCAGCAAAAATTTATAATCGCTTTCCAAAAAAATATCACCCCCGCACAGAAATGGGTGCGGTAGAGCGAATTGATAGTATCAACTCCTTAGATATGTCCGCTGGAACATGGTTAGTCCTAGCGCAAGCTGGATACCAATTACAGCCCGTTTCTAACGATCTCAAGGCCAATGGCTATCTTTTTAATTATCGCGGCCACAGGAGCATTTCTGAGCGTCTGAGCGTTGCTGTGAACGGGTGGGAGCAGCTTCGTAAGGGAAAAAGCATTACACTAGACGCTGCACGTAAAGTTTATGAGTTTATGTCGGTTGGAAACCGCGTTGCTCGCGGATATAAAAAGTTGAGAGGTTTAGATGAAGAGGAATTAGTCGATTACGAAATACTAAAGAAAAACGGCTTATTGGCCGATATAAGTATGATATGGCATATTGCGCTTGATCGAGTTCCAGATGATGAGAGGGCTTATATTATTGCTTTACTTCGCAGGGGTGAGAAATTTAACGCCGAACCACGCATAACGGTATCCACGATCCACGGGTCAAAAGGAGGAGAGGCAGAGAATGTTGTGCTGTATACCAATTTATCTCCAGCAGCCGATGCTCACTATCAAACAAATCCCGATGATTTACACCGTACCTTTTATGTGGCCGTAACACGTACCAAAGAAAATCTTTTTATCATTGAACCTGAGAATATGAATAGGAGTTATGATTTATGAAAAAGAAAGACATGGTAAACAGCCCTGCCCATTATGCAAATAGCGAGATCGAATGCATCGATGCGATGGTTGCCGCTTTTGGTAAAAAACGTGTAGCAGAATACGCAGAAATATCAAGCTTTAAATATATGTGGAGAATGGGTAAAAAAGGACACGCCGTTGAAGACAAGTGTAAGGCAATATGGTACTTACGATGGTCAATGAATGACGACCCGCGAAAGGATTTCAAACACCCAGATTGGGTGGAGCAATTCAACCTTGCGAGTGACAAAGATTGATACACGTTTTCTTGCTTGTCGTTCTCTTAAACGGAGAGCTACAAAGCGATACGATCTATTTTCGTGATATCGACGACTGTAGTTACTATGCGTCAAAGATTACGTTATCCGCTATGTTCAGTGCAGATAAAGTAACCGCTTTTTGTACTCCAAAGTACATTGAAGAAAATGGCGCAACCATTTATTAAGGAAATATCATGACTTTGCAAATGGCTATGTTTCAACAAAAGACAGAGTGGGTCCCGCCTCTGGAACTGCCGGATCTTACATCCGCAAGTAGAATCGCCATAGATGTCGAAACACGGGACCCGGATCTCAAAACAAAAGGACCGGGATGGCCCACCGGCAACGGAGAAGTCGTCGGTTATGCAATTGCTGTGGACGGCTGGTCCGGCTACATACCAACTCGTCATTTTGGTGGAGGAAATCTCGATGAGCGCATCGTTAACAACTGGCTCAAAAAAGTTTTTGAATGTCCAGCAGAAAAGATCATGCACAACGCGCAATACGACCTCGGTTGGATCAAGCACATGGGGTTTACCGTAAACGGTCGAATCATCGACACTATGCTGATAGCATCACTACTTGATGAAAATCGCTTCAGCTACAGCCTAAACGCCCTCGCTTACGATCATCTGAACAAAACCAAATCGGAAAAAAACTTAATCGCTGCCGCTACAGAATTTGGCATCGATCCGAAGGCTGAGATGTGGAAGATGCCTGCCACCTTTGTAGGACCCTACGCCGAGGTCGATGCAGAGCTTACACTTGAGCTTTGGAGCTTCTTCCGCGTGCAACTGAACAAGGAAGACCTCTGGCCCATCGCAAATCTCGAACTCGACCTCCTCCCATGTCTCGTCGATATGACCATGCGCGGAGTCCGGGTCGATATTAATCGCCTCGAACGAACCCGCGATCAAATCCTCAAGCGGGAGAAGGCAGTCCTCAAAAAGATTAAGGATATGGCCGGTAGTAATGTCGAAATCTGGGCTGCTCAATCGCTCGCCAAAGCGTTCGATCAGGCCGGGGTCAGCTACCCAAAGACCGAAAAAGGCGCACCTTCTTTTACCAAGAGCTTCCTCCAAGAAAGTCAACATCCACTCCCCAAGCTCATCATCGAAGCGCGGAACCTGAACAAAACTTCGGGTACATTCATCAACACGATCATGAAACACTGTCACAAAGATGGCCGCATCCATAGTCACATCAACCAAATACGTTCCGATGACGGCGGTACAATCTCAGGACGTATATCCATGAATAACCCCAACCTACAACAAATCCCGGCCCGCGATCCAGAACTCGGACCCATGATCCGATCTCTATTCCTCCCAGAAGAAGGACAACAGTGGGCCGCAATCGATTTCTCGCAACAAGAACCACGGATCTTGGTCCACTACGCTTACGTATTTGGCAAATCACGGGGAATCACGCTCGACGGCGTACAAGAATTTGTCGATGGATACACAAACAACCCCGACATGGATTTCCACACGATGGTTGCAGAAATGGCAAATATCTCCCGCAAACAAGCCAAAACCATCAATCTTGGCATGATGTACGGAATGGGGGTGAACAAATTATCCGATGAACTAGACATACCCGTACCCGAGGCAAAAGATCTTGTGAAACAATACCACGAGCGCGTGCCTTTTGTGAAAAGTCTTATGCAAGGTGTCACCAACCGACTTAATGAAAAATCCAGTGCAGGATCAATACGATCCATACTCGGACGTAAATGCCGCTTCGACCTCTGGGAGCCCGATAGCTTTGCCATGAACAAAGCACTACCGTATCGGGACGCGGTCAAAGAATATGGAGAAACTACCCGCCTCAAACGAGCTTATACCTACAAGGCTCTAAATCGCCTCATACAGGCTTCCGCTGCCGATATGACTAAACAGTCCATGGTCAACATTTATAAGGCTGGAAAGCTTCCTATGATCCAAATACACGATGAGATCGCTATGTCGGTCAGAGACAAAGAAGAAGCTTTAGAAATCGCAAAGATTATGGAAAACGCTGTTCCGCTAGAAGTCCCTAATTCGTGCGACACGGAACTTGGTCCGTCTTGGGGTGAGGCAAAATAACTCCCATGAACACGTTCGTGGGATAAAATAACTCCCAAGAAACCGTTCATGGGATAAAAAAATTTGATAAATGGAGAAAAACATGATGGAGACAAAAGAGGATTTGTCCAAACAATGCGAGTTTGATCTTGTAGAGGAATTACACAAGCTTTATTTTGAGCAATTAGACAATTTATATATTGACGTTAAGCATGTGATTTCAGATGCTGAGTACGTGTTTAGGCGGTTAAAAAAAACAGATTACGGCAGTCCTGCTTTTGATGAATTTACTTATCATATATTAGAGGCCAAAAAAATATTGGATGAATATTATTTAAATAATAAGTATGGAGAAAAACATGATGGAGACAAAAGGAGTGGAAAAATGGAGACAGACCGCGAAACGTAAAGTAATGAACGATAAAACTTTGCAGAAATTCAATAATCAATGGCTGCGAAAAAAACTTATCTACAAAAAATAAATATTAATTGATTTTTAAGATAAAATCTTATATGATCCCGTATATCTGATAGGAGATTATTATGGATACAACTAAATGGAAAAGTGTTTTGCTGCCAAAATCTGTATATGACGATATTAAAGCACTTGCCAAAAAAGAAAGGCGGACAATATCCGGTCAATTACGAATAGTATTTGAAGTATACCTTCTTGTGGTCAAACACGGATTGATGAAAGAACTAGAAGGTGTGGTTGAAGAAGAACGTAAAAGTGCTTGACTTTTTTATGGGGGTTTTTGTAAGATCTGTTTGTGAATTGTGAAATGTAAAACATTACCCTAATACCCCGGTCCTTGGACCGGGGTTTTTTTTGTGTTTCGTTACAAAAACGGTTTCATAACATATATATCTGAGAAATAAAAAAAAAAAAAAAAAAAAAATAAGGCCGTAACCGGTGTAACCGGTGTAACCGAGCACTTTTTTGTATTTAATACAACTACTTATATGGTTACATAAAGTCAAAAGTAAAATGTTACCTTTTTGCACTTATGTAACCGTTTCAAACGCCAAACTGCGTTAAAGGCGCTCAAAGAAAAAAAATATAAAAAAAGATTTCTCATCTATATAAGTTTTGGTATAGTCCCTTTGTCATTAACTGAATTTAACAAAAATTATGGCTACAAAAAGAAAGCGACCTGTCAAGATCCCAAAGGATGTGCCGTATGTAGAGAAGCGGAAGCCCGGAAGGCCCCGCGCTACCACCACTACAATGTTGACTCGGAAACAAGAAATTTTTGTTAAAGAATTAGTCAGTAACGACGGAATGATTACACTGAGGGAGGCTGCCATTCGCGCTGGATATCCAGAAGGGTCCGCCCATAGCCGTGCGTATGAGCTTACAAATCCACACATAAGTCCCCATGTTGTGGCCGAAATTAAGCGTTTTCGCAACGAATTAGACGAAAAATACGGTGTAACTTACCAAAGACATCTTCGAGATTTGAAAAAAATTAGAGATCAAGCTTTGGAAAATGGGGCATATTCGGCTGCGGTACAAGCAGAGTTTCGTCGAGGACAAGCGCATGGCGATATCTATGTGAATAAATCAGAGATACGACATGGGACTATTGACAGTATGAGCAAAGATGAGGTTCTCAAAGCTTTGGATGAGTTAAAAGATAACTATAATGTTATTGATGTAACCCCAGAGGATGATGATGACTTGCAGGAAGGAGGCCGGACTTTATCAGTCGATGAAGAATGGGCTGAAGACATCGAGCCGGAAGCTCAAGTTCACTAGAATAGAAAGTTGGGTATCGGCAGGTGTACCCGATTTATTAATCTGTGATGAAAAAGGTCTATTTCATTTTGTCGAGCTCAAGTTTATTACCGCTAACGCAGTTAATATTCGTCCAAGTCAAATTTCATGGTTAACTCGGCATGAAAGTAGTAGCAGTTGGATTCTTGTCAAAAGAGTCCAAAAATTACAATCGTTAGATCAAAATCCACTACCAGAACTTTTTTTGTATCAAGCAAAACAAGTGCTTGAACTTGTGGAGCAAGGAGTGAAACTTTCTCCTTATTATTACCAAAAGTCAAAAAGTTTCAAATTTGATGAAATATATCGTTTGATTTCTCCCATATACTATGATAATCTCCCATAACATTTCACAAATGAGGAGAAAAAAATGTATATAAGATTGGAGCATTATGAAATTGAACAAGCCATCGAGGATTATATAAATAAAAATTATAATTTTGGGATGCAAAAAGATTGGGAGCTAGGAGAACATGGAATAATTCCCTATTTTAAAACTACGCAGCCGAGACCTAATTACAAAAGAGATGGAAAAGTAACTAAAACCGAAGCTAAATTTTTAAAAAGATTACTCGATGACTTTGGTTTATCTTGGAAATTGTACAAAGAATTTTTGCTTGGGGCGCGGATACCCTCTTTTGGTGACACTTCGTATTCTTATGAAATTGATGACTGGGATACTGAAATTGAGACTTGTGCTCTCGACCAAGATACCTCTTTGACTATTTATGTAGCCACAAAAAAAGAGATTGCGAGCAAGGAGGAAAATCAAAATGACTGAAGTATATGAAAATTTTATTTCTAAAATGTTTGCAGACATGAAGATAGAAACAGCTAAAGAACTTGCGCTTTTATATTTGGGCTTACGTCTAGGCAAAGATCTTGAATATTGTGTGACCGGATACACCGGTAGCGGTGGAAAAAAATCAACGATTGAACTTGGTTACTTCGATTCCGATTCAATTAAAATTCATGAGGATGGATATTTTGAAACAATTTCTTATGATGAGGTTGCGGATTACAAGATTGCGGGTGTTTTTTTGCGTGCGATGGTTGAGGCGCATCAAGATTTTAAAAATTTACAAGTTTCAAAACTGGAGGCGGCATGAAAACTTACAAAGATCTTCTTCAATCTCTAACAAGTAATTTTGACCAACTAGCTAAACAACCTATCGTGTTGATAGATCCGGGCGATGATCTCCCAGCGGAGGCTGAGTTGGATTTTGTTTTGTCCGAAGATGGGCAGTGGCAAATAAAAATTTCTTGGGTTAAATTTACTGATGATTATTTGGAACAACACAAACAAGGAGGAGTTTGCTATGACTGCGACGACTAGAAAGAAATACTCTCACTTTATTGTGCTTGGGGTTCGCGTAGATTGCGACGAGATTGACGGTAGTGACATTACGCAAAGTGATATTTCAAACGCTGTTGTCCATCGTCTGCACAAACTTTCTGTTGCTGACAGATTGATATCTGCTGTCGGATTGCCTAAAGACGAATTAGACGAGGGGGATTTTATCACTCATGTTTATCATTGAATGGATAGCTAGACTTCTTTACGGGAATGATGCAGTAGACAAAGTCAATAAAAAGCCTAGGAAAAAACCGCGTACTGGCCGGAGAAAATAAATAGTTATATAACAAACCGTTATCAATATATAACAGACTGCAATCAATAAATATGCGATAATATGTTAAAATATTATATAAACTATTAAAAGTTTATGTTCTTTCACAATTCAATAGAGGAGAATCACCATGAGTGAAGTTAAAGACATGGGCGGCCCT